TTTAACACCAGTGTCAGCAAATATCCTAGCAATTAACTCCAACCGTCCTTGTGCATTTGTCAAGGCAGCTGTTACTGCGCCCGTTGTTACGTGTGTTTTTAAAACATCAGCTGACAACCCTTGGGTTTTAGGATTGACCCCAGTGCGTCCACTTTTGATATCCTCCCAGTATTGTAACATTTTAAAACTGTCACCACTCAATGGAGGTGTTACAATAGGCGTTAAAGCATTAGGACTACGGGTACGGACAATTCCACCTGGGCGGTTTGTTAAAAGATCGTCAATGTTTACCTGGCCCTCAACAACTTGGAATCTACCGTTGTTGGCAAGGTACATATTGTCTAACAAGTTTCGGGTCAGGGTAGAGCGAATAAGTTGGATGTCTTGTACTGTCTCTGCGACACTTAATCCAAAAAACTTGTGCGGAACTGGGATAGGGCAAATTGTAGAAAACGGAATGTAATCAATTGGCTCAATATCTAACAACTCGTTACCAGCATGACAAATTTTATGCAAGACACTAATACCAGAACCATCCATGTCTATCTTCATGTATGACTCGTATATCTGAACAACCATTTCTGAGTCATCAGAAGCCTGATTAGGATAGACATCCGTTGCATCGTAAGCATGGCGAGCCATGTACTCTTGAGACGTTGTAATATCGTCAGCACCTCCGACATACCCTGGGAGGGAATCTATAACGTCTGCATCATAGCCCATTCTTAGCAGATCACTTTTGGACTTGTGCGAACGGTGACAGATAAACCTAGCGTCTTCAAGCGTCTTAGCACCTCTGTTTATTAAAAACTCTTCCGGAGGTACGTTTTCAACAGTGACTTTACCGGTCATTACCGACCTTACAAAGGTAACATCGTGCGAAATCTCTTCGATTTCTACAGGCTCGCCTGTCATAGGGTCAAGTGCTTGCTTTGAAACAACAGTTTCCGTATGCTCAATTTCGTCTAGTTTTTCGTCTTGTATTAATAAATTATATTCGTTGTTTGTTAAATTTTCATATGTTTCAGTTGTGGTCTTTTCAATATCTTCCCAATAGTGTTTTACAACGCCTACTTTTTGCATTAGCGCATCTAGGAACATATTGTATAAGACCATAAAACCATCGTTTTGTTTATAAAAAACATGGTTTACATATTTAGTAGCCTGATCTGCAACGTCTTCGTCTTCTGGACCCTCTGGAACAAATTTAACAACTTTGTCACCAGCTGTAAAAATACGCATCAGGGATGGCATCATCCACATCAGGGTATCTTGAACATCTGTTACAACAACCTGAGAGCGACCTTCTTCTTCGTTTCCAAAAGGCTCCCCGTAAAAGTACTCCATTGCTTTTTCGCGTTGGGAGCTAATTTCAGAATCCATATAGTCAGAGGAACCGTTAATCTCCCCCTCGACCATTGATAAAATTTCATCGTCGTCTAGGTTATGAGCCATGCTTTTTCTCTTTGTCCATTATACGATCCCTACACTGGAGTACTTGATTTCTTTTTCAAACCCGTATTTCCTGTAGTGCGTTTTGTTCTTCATTTGCTCTCCAAACCTCTCTATGGAAAGGGAAGCGTATCTCATTGCGCTTATAAGATCGTCTTTAATCGGCACCACTCGTCCATTTTTTCGATGGTAGAGACGCATTTCCTCAAGGGTTTCAACACAAGACATAAAAATTTGCAAGCGACCAGTTTCAAAGCGTTGCAGCATGATGCTAAGGCCCGCTTCAATAGAGTTGTTACCATTTAATTTGCCCTCCGTAGGGGGATTGCTAAAGTGATCAGGTAGCATATATACGCCAAGGTCTCTGTATTGTTGTGCTAACTGTATTCCGGACCCTTTGTCATGCTGTAACCCATCATGGGGAAACGCTACTGGTATTCCCGGTGTTCTTGAGTTTAACACAGCTGCGTGAGTCAGTGGTGTTTCTTTGCTTCTCCGGTGTTCATCGTAGATATAGATAATATCATCATCTGGATCATACGCTGCCCAAGAAACTGCTGTAGGGTGGTCATATCCAAAATCAATAGCGGCCAACTTTGGATAATAATCCGGTATCTCAAAATCTTCACAAACGACATCGTCTTCAGATACAGGAAATACCAATCCTGAGCCAAATACAGGTATTCCCCTGGAACGCATGTCCCTTTCAGCAGGGCTATAAACTGATAAAAGTTGTTCTTTTGTCTTTTCGTCCAGGTGTTCTACATCGTCCCAAGTTGCTGTTATCAAGCTCTGCCCAGATTTTAGATCGTTCATAAAACTGCTTACTACTGATGTCATCCCACGTTCTGGGGTAAATGTCATGTAGACTATACCATTTGTATCTGCGGTCCTGGTTATACATTGGGAAAATATTTCCTGCTTAGGTTCCTCATCAAGCCAGACAACATCAATAGCCTCGCCCATAAACTTTTCAAACCCTTGCTCATATGCCTTAAAACTAATCTGGGAGTTTCCACCACTCCTGTGTCTGACCAAAACGCTAGAAAAAGCATTCGGCACTCCTGGTTTACGAACGGTTTCTACAATATTGTCCAGGGGTACTGCCCCCGTCCCTTTTTTCAAGGGGTCTTGTGGGTTCCCAAATAGTTCTTTTTGAATAATGTCCCTTGTAGTGTCGTTTGATTCGCCCGCTGCCCATGCCCTAATAGGCTTGTTAAATCTACGACCTTCCCACCACTCCGGGTAGCTGCCTGTTAGGTGGTAGGATGTTTCAGCTGCTCCGCAGTAGGTTTTTCCTACTCTGTTAGCAGCCATTAAAATTCTTTGGGCGCAGTCTTTACTTTCCAAATGAAACCTAGTTTGGTAATCGTAAGGATCGTAATGCTCAATACGCCTTGTCTCGAACCGGCGTTGCTTTTCCTGGAGCAGCTTTAAAATTTCTTCTTTACTTGCCACGTTGCAAAGGCACCACGTTTTCAGAAAGGCGCTGGATTTGCTCGTCTAGCTCATCGTCTGTAAGCTCAGAAATCTCCTTAACAACTGTTTCCTGTTTGTGTACAGCATCGTACCCAGCCCTCGATAGGATATCCCTGGCAGCGTTTAGTTTAACATTTTCAGAATCAGCTTCTCGCATTAGGCTTTCCAGGACAGACAGGGCAAGTGTTGCAGTCTCACCTACTTTTTCCTTAATGCGTTTTTCAATGTGGAGCCAAAGGTGCCGCTGTAGCCGTTTGGACCTATGCCCTGCATGAGAGCCTTCAGCTTTGTACCCAGCTGCATGGAACGCTTGCTCTGGCTCTAGGTGCTTGTCTACTAACTGGACGACAAACTCATATTCCTTAGAGGTCATTTCTTTGTCTAAGGGTTTTGGGTCTTCGTAGCTGGCAAACTTTCTTGTTTTCGGCATATGGTTTTTCTCAGTTTGTTTACGATTTGTTCTCGTAATGTAGGCACTATTACAGGTGTGCCACCAAGGTATCCAGGAATATACTTCATAATGTTATTATACTATAGATTTACAATTGTGTCAATAGGTTTTCAAAATACCCCCCGGAATGAACGCACTGGACTATAAAGTAACTAACCACCACTGGGGGGGTCGCGTTCTCGTTTTGTTCCTGGTTTGTCCAAGGTTGAGAACAAAAGGGGAACAAAGGAGGACCAAAAGAACAAAACGTGAACAAAAGGAGACCGAGAACAAAACGTGAACAAAATTGTACAATTGGAACAAAACGTGAACACCCAGGGAGTGTGACAAATTTGTCACTGTTGCTAATACATCACTGTTGCAATAGTGTCACAGTGTTGCATCTGGGTAACAGTGTGACAATTGTGCAACAATGGTGTGTGACAATTGTGTCACTGTTACAGGATTGCTACAAATATTTGAAAAGTGTGCGTGTGTGTGCCAATTGAATATAGTTTGGCATTGTTTTTGCTTGTCATGCGTCTGGTGAATGGATGCATATACAGGTATGCGTTTGGTGCATATGGTCCTAGAACGCTCTCAGAGGCCCACTGGTGCGCCTTGGCGATATGGTACCCACGCTATGTAAAAATAAACTGCGCGAATGTAGCATAGTTGGCACGGCGTTTGCTTAGGCAAATACTGTGCCAAGTATGCGTTTGGTTAATGAATGCAATTGCCTTAATATTGCCTTATTTCTGTCGAACCGCAGACATAGTTAGGGACTGTACTGGTATCATGGGAAAACCCATAGAGATAGAGACAAACTGTCTAAACTGAACAAGAGGGAAAACAGATGGACGAACTATTAGAGACATTGCCGGAAATACTTAATTTTGACGACGTAAGAGAACGTCCCCATGCTTTCATATCGGAGGATGGTGACTTGCTTATCAGTGGCGAATATGGCGATGGTGTTATGGACTATTACGGGGAATATCGTGGCGATGGTCCTTATATCCACCCTGAGCTTGTCGAATGGGCTGTGAAGAACGACGGATACTGGGAATGGGTACATCCAGGCGCAATAAGTTTTGTGCGTTGACACGACGGAGCGCATCGTTTACGGTGCGTTCTATTGTTTCAATGCCATTATGAAAGGATACCTAACAATGGCTAAATTGGTAAAGACGGCAGGCTTAAACGACGGCACACAAGGCAAGCGGTTCTCTTGGGGACTATATCGCAAGCGGGCTGTCAAATCCCGTTGGGGAATAACTACAGGCCCAACCATGACCGGCATCCACGCTGGCCGTCGCTCGCTCTATGTAGAGCGCAAGGCGGCAGTGCGACACCTGTACCATTTCGCAGGTTGATACACCGGAGCGCCAGGGATATTCCTGGCGTTCTATTGTATCAATCGAGGACTATCAAATGAGTAAACGCGATGCGGCATTTTTGCCTAAATGTAACACCAAGGGCTGTAACACACATGCGCCCATTGTTGAGCATAATAAATTGTATTGTTGTAAATGTTGGATGAAAGGGAAAAAACAGAAATGAAGACAAACGCATCCATTAGGCGTTTCATAGCTCAACAACGAGCGACATTGCCAGAGGAATTACTTGGACTTTTCGACCGATACGAAATATATGTCTGGTGTGTTGGACCAGATGAATATATACCTAAGACATTTAAACAATGGTTGGAGGACTAGACAGTGACATTAGAGAACGATTGTAAAAGATACGTGGAAGCCCTAGACGGCCCAGCCAATGGTTGGGGACAACACCTTATCGACGGCAGGCAATCTCATTTCTTTTTGCAAAAGATGTGGGACACGCATGGCCAGGACGTGGTAAAACAATACCTGGAAGACACCTACTGGAAACCAGAAAGGGAGGCTAGACAATGTCAGCTTTAAAACAGACCCATGCGGCCATAGTCGATAGTCGCACCATGTACAGCAAAAATGTCCACAGCCTGGACACCTATGCACACAAGGCCTTGAAACCATCGACTAACAAAAAACTAGGTCGCAAAGTTACCAAGGGCAAGCTTGCCGGTATGCCGATCTATACCCTAACCCTTGAGGAACGTAAGACATGTGATGATGCTTGTGAGCATTGGCTAGACTGCTACGGCAACAATATGCCATTCGCACACCGTATCGACACTGCGGGCCTTGAGGTTCGTTTAGAGACAGAACTAGACGCATTAGACAGCAAGCACAAGCGAGGCTATCTGGTCCGCTTGCATGTCCTAGGTGACTTCTACTCTGCCGACTATGTTAAATTTTGGCAAATCCAAGTTGCCAAGCGCGACAAGTTGCACGTTTACGGCTATTCCAGACACCATCCAGGCAAGCCAGTAGGTGACGCCTTACGACACGCTCGTAAGGTTTTAGGCTTCAATCGCTTCGCCATTAGGTTTTCTACATTGCCAAGTGATAACTTATCCGCCAACACAATCCACAACACTACCAAGGATGCTATTACCTGTCCGGTCCAGCTAGACAAAACAGACAGTTGCGGCACTTGTTCGCTTTGCTGGACCACTAAGAAACCCATAACATTCCTGGATCACTAGTTGACACAACAGAGCGCATGGTATAACATGCGTTCGATTGTATCAATTGGAGGATTAGACAATGACACTAGAACTAGATTGCGAAAACTACATGCAAGCTTTGCGTATGAGCGCATGGCCTCACATGATTGACGGCATGGAATCATCCGATTTCTTGTCAATAATGTTTGACAAGTATGGCGTAGACGTGGTAAATGATTACCTCGAAGAACACTATTGGAGCAAACCCAGACAAATGACGCATGAGGAATTTAGCGTTTTGTCAGACATGGAGGACAGTTAGACAATGCATAGTATAACCGACAATCAGTTAGTGGTGTTTGAACACCTACGAGACATCCTGAGAACAACAATCGAGGGTATGTATCCCCTCAGCAACAAGCATGTAGCTAGGATATACACTGAAGAGATACTAGACTATGCATATGTGCCAATTTGCGAACTTGCAGACGACATCGAAGCAACAGAAAAGACCAATCCAGACATTTATTAATTCTTACACCTTGACAATTGACGGTGTCGTACTATATTATACTCTATAGAGTACACAATAGAGATATTAATAAAGTTACACTGTAGCACTATAGAGTACTCTATAGAGCGACACCGGAGGAGGATAAAATGCGATGCGCCATCTGTGACGCTAAGTTGCCAGACAACCAGCCTTTACATAATGACATATGTTCTGTTTGTCGAAATGCTATACGTCAAGCGTTTACCTATGAACTTGAAGAGGACCACAATACTCAATGCTTGCAGGACTTGTCGGAAAACTATTAATAACCGCCTACAATATGGAAACTAAGATGAAGCGCCGAAGCAAAGAAGCACATGCCCTACAATCACCATTGTATCGCCAACGTGTCAAAACGACAAAAAAACGTCCGTACTATGACGCTAAAGAGGTCATGGACAATGACTTCTCCCATGAAGGACTTACCCCTATTGGGTACTACATAGAGGATACCGTAGAAGATGAATAGAGACGAAATTCTACAAACCGCTTGCGACCTAATTAATGGTGACCGTGCCAAGGAATACGGAGACGCATATCTAAACCACGCTAGGATTGCAGCACTGTGGACCACCTATGTCCGGTCCAAACCTGATGACCTAACGCCTGTCGATGTTGCGATGATGCTTGTCTTGATGAAAGTTGCACGTAGCATCGAAACACCCAAGGACGATAGCTTTGTCGATATAGCAGGGTACGCAGCATTGGCAGGAGAAATGTCCAATGTCGGGAAATGATCTCTTTCCCCTAGACAGCTTGCACTTTTCTGAAGCAGTGCAAGTTGCTTCTTACATATTCGTCCTGACTGTGTTTTATGTTCTATTCAAGAGGTTCAAATGAGTAACGAAATCACAGGCGGCGCTCCGTCATTACCCTTTCAAATCTTTATGAAAGGCTTGGAAGATGTGTTTGGTCTTGACAAGTCGGTCACGCCTTTCTTGATGAGCATGGCTGAAATCAATAACAAGCCAGCTGAATATTTTATCTGCATGGCCCTGGAAGAGTTTAAGATTTATCTTGACCAGGAACCTCACTTTGATGTAGACTTGGAAGAGGAAGACGATGATGGTCTTCAAACGATGTTAAGCAAGAAGGTAAACCACTGATGAGCGACGTTGTAGCCGTTAAGACCCACCAACCTTGTGACAAATGTGAATCATCAGATGCCTTAGCCGTTTATAACGACGGGCATACATATTGCTTCAGTTGTAATACCTATGGCGAGACAAGGGAGGATTACGTGCAACCTTTGAGAAAACAACAACCCAAACCAGACACACCTTGGTCCTCCAGGAATATATCCAAGGCAGTGCAAGACCTCTACGAAGTGACCGCCAGTGACCTTAGAGTTGTCTTTCCCTATTTTGACAACGACGGTATGCGGATCGCTGCCAAGATTAGGTTACAAGGAAAGGAGTTTAAGACAGAGGGAGACTTCAAGAACTCAGTTCTTTTCGGATCGCAGACCTTGGGCAAGGATGTTGGTGTTAGTTCAGACACCTTGATCGTTACTGAAGGCGAGGCAGACGCACTAGCAGCGTTCCAGATGGTCAACGGTGTCTCTCCAGATGCCCAGACCTACAGCAAGGGCAGACATTCGTCCAAGATTGTCCATGTAATGTCCATACGATCAGGACAAGCCAGTGCAGAGCGTGACTTCAAGAGCAATCTTGAGTTGCTTGAGAAGTTCAATCGGGTGTTCATCTGCTTTGACTCAGAGCCAGAGGCTCGACAGAACGCTGAGAGATGCGCTAGGCTACTCAGACCCGGAAAGGCGTACATCGTAGAGCTAGAACACAAGGACGCTTGTGAGTACACTGCCAAGGGCTTACAGAGCGAGTTCCTTGCACGCATGAAGAATACCCAGTGCTACACCCCAGCTGGCATCAGGAACGCCGCTACGGACTTTAACGGGTTATGGTCTGAACAGAACCTACGCAGTATGCCTTTCCCTTTCCCACAGTTGCAAAGCAAGACCCTTGGCACCAGGGCCAGGGAGATCGTTACCTGGGCAGCTGGCACAGGGGTAGGCAAGAGTTCTCTGCTACGGGAGCTACAACACTATTATCTAAAGACTACAGACCAGAGCATTGGCATTATTGCCCTTGAAGAATCAGTGGATCGCACTAGGCGTGGTATCCTGGCGGTTGAGGCCAATGACCGCCTACATCTTAATGAAGTATTCGAGAAGTATTCGAGAGAACAAATCAGGGAATACTTTGACAATACTCTAGGAACTGGGCGAGTATTTATCTACGATCATTTTGGATCGTTGGAGATGGATGACTTGCTGGATCGTGTCCGGTACATGGTACAGGGCTTGGATTGTCAAGTGATATTTATTGACCATCTGAGCATCCTAGTGTCAGGTTTGGAGGTTGTTGATGAACGTAAGGCAATTGACCGCACCATGACCCTCCTAAGACAGGTCACTGAAGAGACAGGATGCTGTATACACCTAGTAACACACCTGAGACGCTTGTCGTCTGACAGGTCGCATGAGGAAGGCATGGAGGTCAACCTAGGGCATCTCAGGGGCAGTCACGGGATAAGCCAAATCAGCGACAGCGTGATCTCCTTGGAAAGGAACACACAGAGCGACGATCCTGTGGAGTGCAACACTACCACCCTCAGAGTTCTGAAATGTCGATACACTGGTGACGTTGGTACAGCTGACCGCTTGCTATACGACAAGAGTTCTGGTAGAATGGATGTAGTAACAACAGAGGAGTTCTAAGATGATTAAATGGTCTTACGATGAGGAAATCACAGCTGAAGAGTTTATCAGGCGCATACAGCCAATTGTTTGTGATCCAGTTTCTACATTAATGGAATGCGATGGCGATATGTGGTTGAGTGACTACAGCAAACTTGTTTCTGCCTTTTGGCATTTGAAGAATGCTGTAGACAATATGGATAAGGAGGAAGATACACTGGAAATGTTATCCAAGATGGATAAACAAAATGGCTAAACCTAATACCTTAACCTACACTCCCCGCACCAAGGTGCGTAGACGTAACAAACCAAGACCCTTCAATCACTCCAAGAAAGTTTCCAAACGATCTGGTTTTAAAGGCATGAGAAAACGCATGAGAGGACAGGGATGATCAAGGTTGCTTTAAAGGACTCTATGGGTAGTGATCTTTCAGTGGTCAACGCTGCCAGGGTGAGCTTTGACAAAGAGCATGAGTATGTCAAAACTGGCGACACTAAACTTATAAAATATCTTGCCGATAATAATCACTGGTCTCCGTTTGCACACACCAGTGTCCAGTTTAGGATCAAAGCTCCTATCTTTGTCGCTAGGCAGTTGGCAAAGCATCAGGTAGGCTTGTCATGGAACGAAATTAGCAGGAGATATGTTGACCAGGAACCAGAGTTCTATTATCCAGAAGAATGGCGAGGAAAGCCTGTGGATAAAAAACAAGGTAGTTCTGAGGAGGTAATCGATATTAATCCTGCTACTAAATCTGGACCTGCAATGGTGGACGATTATCACCACGCTATTAAAAAGTGCATATGGACCTACAATAGTCTTTTATACAAAGGCGTTGCACCTGAGATGGCAAGGATGGTTTTGCCTCAGAGTATGTTTACCGAATGGTACTGGACAGGCTCTGTCTATGCCTTCTCCAGGGTTTGTAAGCAGCGTTTGAGCAAGGATGCCCAAAAAGAAACCAGTGAGGTTGCGTCTTTAATATCTAAGCAATGTGAAAGACTTTTCCCAATCTCTTGGAAAGCTTTAGGCAATGTCTAAAAAACCAAAAGTACAACTTCTTGATCACAACGGAAAACCAATTAAAATAAAACAACCTGTCTTGACAGTTTACAACAGATTCGGTAAAATTTGTAACACATACTCTCAAAAACAAGGTCAGTTATACTGAAGGAAAGTAGAGTGGAAAAGCACACCGTTAAAACCGAATATTCAAAACGCCCAGACGGGCTTTACAATAAATGGGAGCTATGGTTAGCTTCTTGGTTCCTTGACGATTTAAGGGACGAACCAATGTGGGTTTTGACAGATGTGGTTAGTAAGTTTGGAGACGGCAAGTGAGAACAGTATTCCTCGATATAGAAACAGACGATTTAGATGCTGCTATAATCTATTGCGTAGTTACTTACGAGGAGTCTGTATGCTTTAAAGAATGGCTAGAACCAGACGGGTTAGCCGACTACCTTAAAGGTGCTGTGGTAGTCGCTCACAACGGCCTTAGTTTTGATTTTCCTGTATTGGCTAGGCTGTGGGACATACGTCTTACAATGGATCAGATGCGGGACACGCTTCTATTGTCAATGATGGAGAACCCAGCCAGGGAAGGAGGACACAGCTTAAAATCATGGGGTACTCGTCTGGGATACGAGAAAGTAGAGTTTAACGACTTCACAGCTTTTACCTCAGAGATGTTAGAGTATTGCAGACAAGATGTTACAGTTTGTAGGCACCTATATCGTTTCTTACAGAATGCTATGCTAGAGTTCTCAGAGAAGTCCATATCAGACGAGCATCGTATGAGGATTGTAGCAGACCGAATCAGCAACAATGGTTTTAAACTGGACAAGGACAAAGCTGTCAAACTGTACAATTCCCTTGTCCTGGAACAAGAACAGATCGAGCAAGAGTGTCGTAACTTATTCCCACAAATTGTCGAGGAGAGGTATTCTGATAAAACTGGTAAAAGATTGAAGGACAGAATCATAGACTTCAACCCATCGTCCAGACAACAGATAGCGTCTAGGCTAATCGAACTGGGGTGGGTTCCTACGGAGGTTACTCCCACTGGTCAACCCAAAGTGGATGAGAAAACATTGTCCAATTGTAACATTCCGGTTGCGGAGACATTGGCTACATACTTTATGTTTCAGAAACGCTCTGCCCTTGTAAAGTCATGGATCAAGTCATGCACAGATCAGAACAGGGTCCATTGCAGATACCGCACCTTGGGAGCAATTACAAACCGGATGAGTTGCGTTGATCCTAATCTACAACAAGTCCCAGCTGTCAGGGTCCAGTATGGCAAGGAGTGTAGAGAGTTGTTTAAAGCTGCCCCTGGTAGCAAGTTACTGGATACAGATGCAGCAGGGCTAGAGCTTAGGGTACTGGCCCACTACATGAGCGATGACAAGTTTACCAAAGAAGTCCTAGAGGGAGACGTTCACACAGCTAACCAGAAAATGGCAGGACTCGATACGAGAGACCAAGCCAAGACCTTTATTTACGCCTTGTTGTACGGGGCAGGTGATGCCAAAATAGGCGCTGTGGTCAATGGTAGTGCCAAAGACGGTGCAGAACTACGGTCACGATTTATGTCTAATATGCCAGCTTATAAGAGACTTAGCGAAGCTGTCATTAGAAAAGGAGAGAGTCAAGGCAAACTAAAGGCTATTGACGGCAGGGTCTTGCGAGTACGATCCGGCCATGCCAGTTTGAACACCCTGATACAAGGATCGTCAGCTGTACTGATGAAGAAGTGGTTTATGTATGTCGATCACCATCTCAGAACACGTAAGATACGATCCAAGATTGTCGCTATGATCCATGACGAATTAGTTTTGGAAAGCGACGAGAAAGATATTGACGCTGCCACAGAATCTGTTATACTATCTATATCGCAAGTTAACAAAGCCTACAATCTACGTTGCAAATTGGAATGTGATGTACAGGTGGGCAACAACTGGAGTGAGATACACTGATGGCTAATAAATATTCCTACCTTGAAGGCACAATGTTCTACCCGTTTATCTTCGACCAAACTGACAAGTTTGATCGCTACTCTGTTGCTCTTGGCCTTGAAGGAGATCAGGTTAAAGCTGCTAAGAGCTTGGGTTTGAGTGTCAAGCAAGAATCTGGCAAGATGGACGACATGGCATATGTGCAACTGAAGAGTAACTATAAGCCTGTCCTAGTGGACAGTGAAGAGAACGAGTACAGCGGGCCGACCCAACTCAGCAACGGTTCTAAAGGCGTTGTACGTCTGTCCCAACGTCCCTACAACAACAAGTATGGGCAGGGTGTGACTACGTTTATTAACGCTGTCAAGATCACTGATCCTATTGAGTACGTCAGTTTAGATGACGGTCCTGGTGGGTTCTCAACACCTAAGAAAGATATCGTTGACGACATGAGCGACGATGTTCCGTTCTAGGTGACTGGCAAAAAAGATTACGGACATTGGGACATTAGTCTGGTAGGCAAATTTAACCCTGATAAACATCTTGGGTTTGTCTACCAGATTACCCATAAAGAGTCCGGTAAAAGCTACATAGGGTGCAAGCATCTTTGGAAGTTTAGGAAACGCAAGAAGGTCAATGCTAGTGAGTGGCGATATTATTATTCCAGCGGTAAATACCTAAAGCCTCACATTGAAGAACTAGGATCAGACGCATTCACCTTTGTCATCCTAATGCTGTGCGCTAACAAACGTGATCTGTATTACAACGAAGAAAAAATACAAATGCAATTAGGAGTTCTTGAGAGCGAGGACTACTATAATGCTCACGTTGGAGGAAGACGTTTTTATCGTCCTGTAAAAAGCTATGATGAAAACTTTAGAAAGAAGCTTAGTGAATCATCTAAGGGTACAGGCAACGGTAGATACAGAGGTAGCTTTTATATCCTCTACGACAGCGGCATAGAGGTGCTAGTAGAAAACCAAACAGTAGAACAATGGTGTCAGGAGAACGGCTATAACAAAAGTGGATTGTCCAGGTTACGCAGAGGTAATCAAAAGACTTACAAAAACATAATAGCAATGGAGTATGCAAGTGAGCGAGACTAAAACCATAGACACTCTGGTGGCTGACATTTATAATCTTGTCAACACTGGAAAAAAGAAACCAGATCAGGAAGCCTTGTTCGCTTTGGGTAGTACAGTTATGGATGCCGTCAGGCGTCAGTTATGGATGGCTACCTCAGACATGCCTGGTAGGCTACGCATGTCTAATATAGGCAAACCATGCAGTAGGTCTCTTTGGTATGATGTTAACGGGGATGACAAAGTAGAGTCTCTCAGTCCTGAGACACGTTTAAAGTTTATGATCGGTGACATTGTAGAAGCTCTTGTGATTTACCTAGCCAAGGAAGCTGGGCATTCTGTTACTGAACAACAAGCAGAAATTGAAATGGAGGGCATTAAGGGTCATATCGATTGCGTAATAGATGACGAGCTTGTCGATATTAAATCTGCATCTTCGTTTGCCATGAAGAAATTTAAAAACGGTACGTTACCTGATGACGATCCTTTTGGTTACATCTCTCAGATTAGTGGCTATGGCAACGCACTTGGTAAAAAACGTGGGACATTCCTTGCTTTCGACAAAAGCAGTGGGGAACTGGCTACATACACGCACTCTCAATTGGAGAACACTGAGATCAAGATTAAAGAGGTCAAGGCAGCTGTAGCTCTACCTGAGCCGCCTGACAGATGCTTTGAGACAATTAAGGACAGACAAACAGGTAGGCAAAAGCTGGGCGTCAACTGTTCCTACTGCTCTCACAAACATACTTGCTGGGCTGGAGAGCTAGACCTTAAATTTAGATCAGGACGCCCTGTGTTCTTTGTAGGAAAGGCAGACGAAAATGTCCACACTTTCTGATGAGCAACTTAGTGATTTAGCAGAGGCGTATAGTTGTGAACAGATTATAGACATACTTGGTCTGGAACCTATACAATTGCTGCTTGCTTTTAGCGAAGAAGTAAATTATTATATAGCTGACTTTAAACTCCGACCTGTGGATTGCCATGACCTTTAAATCAAACGAAAACCCAATGTTCCGCTCTAAGTTTAGCGAGGACATCTTTAAACAAAAGTACGCCCACCAAGGTTGTCACACTTGGGCAGACTTGGCTAAGACCCTGGTCGATGATGTGTGCGGAGAGTTTTTGCCCAAAGATGAACTAAAAGACTTAACAGAGATTATCACTAACCTGCAATTTATTCCAGGCGGCAGGTATTTGTATTACGCTGGGCGTCCTTCAAAGTTTTTTAACAATTGTTATTTGCTAAGGGCAGAAGAAGACTCTAGGGAAGATTGGGCAGACCTAAGCTGGAAGTCAGAGAGTTGTCTAATGACAGGCGGCGGCATTGGTATTGACTACTCTGTATACCGACCAGAGGGGGCCGGTCTGAGTAAGACAGGTGGTCTCGCTTCTGGGCCTATTCCAAAGATGCAGATGATCAACGAAATTGGCCGTAGGGTAATGCAGGGAGGTAGCCGTAGGTCAGCTATCTATGCAAGCCTTAACTGGAAACACCGGGACATTGATACGTTTTTAAATAGCAAAAACTGGTACGACATGCCAGTTGGTAGCACGGGATTTACTGTCGGTCAGATTAAAGAGCAAGACTTTAACTTTGCTGCACCCCTGGACATGACTAACATCTCTGTCAATTATGATACAGAGTGGCTGTTAAATTATTGGAACACGGGTAAGGTTGGTGATGTTTTTAAGAATAATGTACGTCAAGCACTGAGTACAGCGGAGCCAGGATTTAGCTTTAACTTCTTCGACAAAGAAAACGAAACTTTACGGAACGCTTGCACTGAAGTCGTAAGCGATAGAGATAGTGACGTTTGCAATCTTGGAAGCTGCAACCTTGGACGCATTGATAACCTAAAGGACTTCAAAAAGGTTGTAACACTGGCAACAAAGTTTTTGTTATGCGGTACGGTAAAAGCTGAGTTGCCTTATGACAAGGTCTACAAAGTCAGAGAGCAGTACCGTCGCCTTGGTCTTGGCCTAATGGGTATGCACGAATGGCTTATCAAACGAGGGAGTCGTTATGAGGTTACGCCAGAGCTTCACAGATGGTTACGGGTGTATAAGAGCATGTCTGATGCTACTAGCTCTAGTTTTGCTAACGATCTTAGCGTTTCCGTTCCTATTGCTAACAGAGCTATTGCGCCAACGGGGAGTATTGGTATTCTTGCTGGTACTTCTACTGGCGTCGAGCCTATATTTGCTGTGGCCTATAAACGCCGCTACTTAAAGAACGGTACTAAGTGGCACTATCAGTACGTTGTAGATTCTGCTGCTCAGGAGTTAATTGATTTGTACGGGGCAGATCCGGAAAACATCGAATCAGCTTTAGACTTGGCAAGCGACTACAAACGTAGGATAAAATTCCAAGCGGATGTACAAGATTATGTGGATATGTCTATTTCCAGCACAATCAATCTTCCCCAGTGGGGCAGTAAAGAGAACAATGAAGATACTGTCAGTGATTTTGCTACTACTCTTGCCGACCATGCTCACAGGTTGCGGGGTTTTACTGTTTACCCTGATGGTTGCCGGGGAGGACAGCCCCTCACCCCCGTCGCCTACTCCGACGCTTTGGGAAAACTGGGGGAAGTCTTTGAAGAATCCATCGAAACCCATGACATCTGTGACATCACCGGACACGGTGGAAGCTGTGGAGTCTAGCAATGTACGGTGAAGTTTTCTATTCTGGAGAGGTCGTCCCTAATCTTACACCTGACTTCTGCGAAGCTATAATACAATTGTCAAACAACGTAGAAGAACAAGAATCTACAGTTTTAGGAAACGACAGTGATAATGTCAGGACTAATTCAATCTTTCCTATTGACAACGAAGACTTTAAAAAGTTGGTGTTTTCTTGGGTAGAGAAAGCTAACTATGAATGTGGGTGGTGGTTTGATTTAGAAGGATTAGAGAACCTACAGCTTAGTAAATATAGCGAAGGTGAAAAATATAGTTGGCATTATGATATGATTCCAGGAAACAAGGTAAGAAAACTCAGCTTTACTGTTTCCTTAAACGATGACTACGAAGGAGGAGACTTTCAATTTAGTTTTGGAAAGCCAAATTGGAAGTACAAAAAGAGAACAATTCCAGAACCAGCATTG